TTTTTTTTTTTTTAAAATGAATCATCAACAAATAAATCCTCATCATATTCATAGACCATATCTAATAAGGGGTCCCTTGGATCTACTTTATAACTATTTTTCGAGGCGTTAAAAGTATGTCGCATTTTTTCAACATCCCAATCAGGAAAATTCTGAAATTCCTCTAATTGCATTCCTGATTTTTTCACAAGCTTATTTAATCGCTGAAAGCTGTAAGCGTTGACATCAATCTGACTCAATATCTCCAACGGAGTACGCTTATCAAATACTTCCAGCTTATTGTAATAATGAACCATACAATCATAAGCTGGTCGATTTGTAAACATAGTGTCCCACGCCATTCCAATCACTACTAATTTTACCTCAGGAGCAAAACTAGTATCTAAAGCAAAACTTTTCAACATCATTTCATCTATTTCCTTATAAGGTACTATTCTGACGTTGATCTCTGGATCTGTATTGAGAATCATATGACGTTTCAAAAAACGAGGACCACGAACTTTAAGACGTCCGTAGGCATCTGGAACTGACAAGAGACTTGTATAAGTATTTTCGTCTCTTAACTCCATATGACAAAAGTCTGCTAAAAAATCTTTCCAAGTACGATGATTAAATATATCACTTAAAATGCGAGGACAGCACCAAATGTGATCATCTCCATATACTATTATTGCTATAATCATTAAACTAAGAAAGCGATCGATTAACATAGCGCGATTAGGATGCATAGCCTTCTGATGTTGACAATAGCAAAAGAAAATAAAAGCCATTATCCAACTATCTCCATGCGAGGTCTCTTTACCCCCTGAGTACATTTGACCTGTCATATAACGCCAGAAAGCGCCCACATGACAAACCAACTTAGAGCAAACGTTAGACGCCCAAAATATTAGCAATTTCTTAACAAAGTCTGCGTCTCGCATATTCATGCCTTGCCAATTATAATACGGATAAGCTCCATGACAATATAACAACAACATCCAATCCTGTATATGTTTGTCTAAACCTGTTATATCTCCATCTACCCATATCATATCTGGTAAATCACCATTCAAATACTTGTACAATATTTCGGCACCTCCATGCCACCATTTCATCCCAATTCGAATCATATTACCACGCTCAAATAAACTTCTTGCCTCATTACATAATATACTTATGTAATTATGATACATACTAGGAATAAAAAATTCTCTCATTTTCATCAACATCGTTCGCAACTCTTCAAAGTTTTTATATTGACCTAATTTCCACTCAGACTTAGCTTTTACTACTGCAGTTATAACTTTCGCATATCCTTCTTCGTCTTTTCTTATCATTGCTAAAATTTCATGAACTTTTCGTATAGCCGCTTCCATACAAAATATCTTCTTACCCGATGAGACTACTTTTATCTTCATCCCACGAAAAATACCCACAACTGTACCACCAGGATTTATTCCAGCGGACGTGAATATTTTAATTTTCTTAAACAACCTGCGAGGATCATATGAAAATTCTATTGTACCAAAGTATTCTTCAGTCC